TCTACTTCATCATAGTCAGGATGCTTACGCATCTGTGCTACATCATATTCAAACTCAACACCAATTACATTGTTTGACCACTTACATCTAAAGTAAACCATAATGACCTCTATATGTTGAAGGGGCTACAAAGCCCCTCCTTTTTATACGAACCTAGCTACAGCAATCTTGATCGTAGTGGATGCTAAGTTAACAGCACCACCAGTATTGTTGTTAGCGGCAATCGTTACCGTATCAGCAGCCGTAACATCAGCAGTAATACTGAGTCCAGCAACATCGACACCGAACGAAACACCAAGAACAACATCACCAAGAGCAACACCAGGAACCGTAACAGTATCAACTTGTGTTTCAGCATCAGCAACCGAAGCCAAGTCCAGCGTAGCTGTCACTGACCAAGTATCACTGAATAGACCACGAAACTGATCTGTACCACGACGAGAAACAACAGAAGTAGCAGCCATAATTATCTCCTTAGTTAGAGGGGCTGATTAGGCCCCTAATGTTATCAACCAGGGATAATGAGGGCGATACCTGCATCGTTACGAAGCTCTGCAACACCGTAAAGGGTGTCAGCAGTGTACAGCGTAGAGAGATACTCTTGCTTGTACTGAGCCTGTGAACGAACAGCCATCTGCTCTGCATGAACCATTGCATCCTTGTGGAACATCAAGCAAGCACGAGGAGCAGTACCAGAAGAGCTGTAAGCCGTGTCAGCGTTCGTGGAAACAAACACTTTAACACCGTATACATCACCGATCTGACCGTTGCGGATGGTGTTGCTACCACCTTGCTCACCAACGAAAGCCTGCTCGGTGAAACGAGAAAGACCCATCATGGTGTTACGAGCAACAGGAGGAACGAGGAAGTAACGCTGATCCATAGGAACATCAGCATCATCAAGACGCTGAATGGTACGGCGGATAGCAGCATCAGTCAGTGCAGAAGCGTTACCAGCACCAGCACCACCTGAGAAGGCAGTTGTACCATCACCACCGATGTAGGCAGTGGTTGTACCAGTAACAGAGTAGTCACCAGTTGCACCAGCAGCGTGTGAGCCGTTGAAGAGACGACCGATACGAACAAGGTCAGTATCTACTTGCGTAGCAAGAGCGTAACCAGCGTCTTCGGTGTAGAAACGACGAAGGGAAGCCAATGCCTGCACTTCAACGATGTCCTCAATCAAACGTGAGTATTCGTAGTGCTTGTTAATCGCAACTTGCACTTCGTCCTCGACGTTAGCCTGAATGGTAACGGCAGTGTTCGCAGCCTTAGCAGCAGCGACACCACGGGTGGGTTTAGGAATGTGAAGCAGATCACCTTTCTTGCCACGCATAGACATCTTGTTGACAAGGTTTGCCATAACAAGATTCTTCTTGTAGGCAGCGATGATTTCATCAGACCAAATCTCTGGAATAAATTTATCAGCATTGGTCTTGTTAACGATGGAGGAACTACCTCCAGGATAAGTTACAGCAGCCATTTTAAGTTTCCTTTAAAATTAAGTTTAACGGACACGACCCTCAGCGTATGCCTGCATAATCTCTGGTTGCAGGTTTAGGTAACGCTCTGGATCTGTCATCTGAAGCCGAATAAGATCGCTTCGACGGTAAATTTTCTTGCTCGTTTCTCCAGTAGCACCATCAAGAGCTACAGTAGCAGCTTTAAGTGTCTTCTCTGTCTGTTCTTGGAGTTGTTGAGAAGCTTGATTAACAGTTTCCTGTTTGATCTTTCTCAATTCCTTAAACGTAGTAAGTAGTTCGTTAGCAGAGTCAAAGTCAAACTGTTGATCTGCTGCTGCGTATAGCCTTTGGCGAACACTAGAGCCTTTAACCCATTCAGCAAACTCAGGATCAGCAATGACCTGTGTATAATCTGGATGTGATTGAGCTAGCCTGTTCGCAGTCTGCATACGAGCCATCTGTGCTGCTGCTAATTGAGCTTGCTGCACAGCAGGGTGCGTAGCTACTGCTTTGTTAACTGCCTTAACAGGATCGGCAAAAAAATCAGTCTCTTCTTCAACAGCTTCTTTTGCTTCTACCTTAGGGGTAGTGATTTGCCTCTTGATTAACTCATCAGCAAGTTTTCGAACTTCACCAACCTCTTGTGCTTGACGACCAATTAACTTCTCAGCCTCTTGGTGCATCCTTATGATCTCATCTAAAGATTTACCCTTATACTTCTCAGGGATCTCATGCTGAGTAGGTGTTGCTTGCTTTACTTCCTCCGCTTGAAATTCATTAACTTGTTGTTCGTCATCAACAGAATCTACAAATTCAGCCATTTGCGTCTCCTAGTCGGGTTAAACCCAATTGTTAGGATGTTAAGAAAATCTAAGTTATCCCTCGTAGTAGGACTTAGACTGTGCTACTTTAGCGGCCTGTTCGTGTACCTTAGCCCATCGATCTGCTGCTCCAGGGAATGAGCCAGTAATACCTTCTAGCTTACTTCTTGGTGCTGCTAATTGCCTTTGTGCTTCTTTACCGCAAACAGGACAAACTACAGTGTTTTGGTTATGTACGACTAAGTGCTCTGTGATGTGACCTTCAGAGCATTGGAAATCATTTAGAATCCTCATTCGTTAAATCCTCATAGGCTTTTTCTGATACTTCTTTGAGTGTCAGGAGCCATTCTAGAATGTCTAGTTGACCTTTTTTAAAGAATAGATTGTTTGAGTCAGTGACAGATGTAACCTTGTTGTAGGCATCGAAGATGTTCTTAGCATCTTCCATCAGATCAAACCATCCTGGATGAGAAAATAAGTCAAACCTATTTTCATAGTATCTTTGTAGTTTTTCTTCCATGTTGTAATTTTACCACAATGAATTTATTGTTGTAAAGCCTCTTGACTACGTAAGTAAAGTGTGATACCATGACTCCTTTTAGGAGAAACTATGCAGGCACATCACTTTGCTAAAACATCACTAACTTCTCAGGAAAGGTTAAACCTTGTCCAACACTTAGTTGCTCATGGAAAACCTACTGAAGAGATACGTAAAGCTTTAGGTAATGTAAGCAGACAACGAGTACATCAACTGATTGATAAACTAGTCAAAGAAGGTCGTATCACTGATGAACAACGTCCTCGAACACAGCGTAGAGAGCTTCTAAGACAGAACTATAAGCAGAAATGGGGTCATTACCCAGAAGAGGCATCAGTGCGTGAACAAGATGCCTATCAAGCCTTTAGAGAGAAGTTCAGACGTAAGAAAGCTTCTAACTATAAACATGAATGGACTATAGAGTTTGGTGATCTATCCTTCCCTACTCATTGTCCGATACTAGGTATTGAACTTAACTACTTTGCTCCTGAAAGACAGGAAAACTCGGTTAGCTTTGACCGTATAGACGCTACCAAAGGCTACATCAAAGGTAATGTAGTGGTAGTGTCATGGAGAGCTAACCGTATCAAGAACGATGGTACTGCTGAAGAACATCAGAAGATTGCTGATTTCCTTAAACAGTGTCAGCACCAATAGAATCAGCATCAACCACAGGCACTATCCACTGACAAGTTGCTTCATCAAGTACAGCGTCTGGTGTTGGTTTTGGTGGGATAAACTTTCCGTTGGCATATGTGCCGCCAATATAAGCGGGATTAGCTGCGGTGTACTCAACAAAACCATCAACGCTCCAATCATCGTTTGCAATAGTAATGTTTACTACTACGCCGTCATCATTAATTTGAGCCATTGTTTTCATGCTAAATACCTCACAATCACAACACCTGCATAACCTCCGGTTGGGTCTGATCCTGATGGCAAATACCACATGCCGCCGCCACCGCCGCACCCGAATGCCGTTGGTGATGATGCTGCGTTAATAACAGTCGTGTCGTTGTTCAAACCTCCTGATCCTGCTCCTGTACCGCCGATGCCCCTTGTTGGGTAAGCGCCGCTAGGAACGCGACCACCGCCACCGCCACCGCCAGAGCAAATAACCGTCATGCCTGTAAGTGAGGTAAAGTTTGCCGCCGTAAGGTTTGAATCAATTGAAGTAAGGGTATAGCCAGCGCCACCATTACCGCAGGCTGAAGTTGTTGCACTACCACCCGTTGCGCTAGTTCCAGCACCACCGCCACCACCGCCAGCATAGTTGGTTGAGTTTTGCGCCCCACCACCGCCGCCATTAGTGTTTGACCCTGATGCCCCTCCAGCCCCTACGTTTGCCGCACCACTACCTCCGCCCGACCCGCCTGTAGCTCCAGCCGCTCCAGACGCCCCGCCGCCTCCGCCGCCTAGCGAAGAAACGTAGGTTGTACCGCCAAGAGCAAACGATGACGTTCCACCATTTCCACCCACAGCACTTCCTGAAGATGTATTAATTACGCCTGCTGCGCCAACGGTTACGGTGTAGCTGTTTTGGGTCGCAGATACCGAGGTAAACGGATCTACCTCACCACCACCACCACCACCGCCAAAGTTATATCCTCCTGCGCCGCCGCCGCCGCAGGACATAACCTCAATATCTTTGACTCCAGATGTAACTTGAAATGTTCCAGAACCAGTAAAAATATGATACTTGTAAGACCCAACAG